TACACGCGTAATGGAAACAGTAGTTGTTGGTTGCAAGCTGCCCCACGGCTTGCAGATTGACTTGCCTATCAGCGGCGCTATCGAGCGGATTCACCTGCGCGGCAACAACGACGCGCGGATCATCGGCGGTTACGGCTTGACGCCGAATGTTCCGGCCGACGCGTTCAAACAGTGGTTGCTGAATCATAAGGATTTCAAGTACGTCCGCAAAGGAATGGTGTTCATCGAATCGGACATGGCCCGCGCTCGCTCGCGCGCCAAGGAAATGCGCAACGAAGCCAAGACTGGCATGGAGCCGTTGAACCCGTTCGCCGCATCGCACAAGCTGTCGCACGGCCTGGATGCCGCCGACCAAGCGAAGTCGCGGCGCGAATATGACGCCCAGCGCGCCAACAATCCCGACCGTAACCGGCAAATCGTCGAGTAACGGCCCGTGGGTATCGCCGCCTGTCCACCGAACACGCCGCCCGTGCATGGGGTCGTCACCTTCGACCCGGCGGTGTTTATCGTGTCTTATCCGATGTTCGCGACGGTGGACCCGGCGGCGCTCACCCTGAATTTTACGCTCGCAACGCTCGCGCTCAACAACTCGTGCCGCTCGATCGTCATTGACGCGGCCGTGCGCGAAGTGCTGTTGAACCTGCTAACTGCGCACATCACGGCGTTGTTGAACGGGGTCAACGGCGCGCCGCCCGCCGGCATAGTCGGCCGCATCAGCACTGCCACCGAAGGCACGGTCAGCGTGTCGGCCGAGTACATCGCGAGCGCGTCAGCGTCGTGGTTCATCCAAACGCAATGGGGCGCGATGTTCTGGCAGCTCACGTTGCAGTACCGGACATTCCGTTATATCCCGGCTCCCAACGCGTGCGGCCCCGGTTCCCGCTTCGGGTGGCCTGGCATCGGTGGCAACTAAGACGCTTGATTTCAAAGGCGGCGCCAAGATGGCCGCAAAGTTGCGCGAGCTCGGGGCACGACTCGGCCCCGGCGGCGCCATCAAGGTCGGCTTTCTGGAAGGTGCGACGTACCCCGCCACGGCGGATGATCCGGATAAGGCCGGGCTGCCAGTGGCGCAAGTCGCATTCTGGAACGAGTTCGGCACGTCGCGCGCGCCCGCGCGGCCGTTCTTTCGCAACTACATTTCGGAACATTCGGACGAGTGGCCCGCAGCGCTCGGTGCGGCGCTGAAGCTGTCGAACTACGACACCAAGCAGGCGTTCGCTATCGTCGGCACCGTCATAAAAGATGGGATCGTTAAATCCATCGTTGACACCAACTCCCCCGCGCTGTCGCCAGTTACGATCGCCCGGAAAGGGTTCGCGAAGCCGCTCATCGACACTGGCGTGATGCAGCGCTCCGTGGATTTTGTGGTTGATGTAAAATAGCGCAATGGGCCTGAATCTCCACAGCATCGTGCGCCCCGCCATCAACTCGGTTAACCCCGACGTGTTGGGCGTGTGGCGTCGCAGCACTGGTCAGACGACAGCGGCCGACGGCAAGCGCACGCCGACGTTTGCCACCGTGCCCGCCGTGCGGTTGCAGGTTCAGGCCGCGAGCGGCGACGATTTGCAGCACATCGACTACATGACGCAGCAGGGCGTTTACCGCAAGGTCTACGCGTTCGGCGACGTCGAAGGTCAGGTGCGCCCCGACTTGAAGGGTGGCGACATTCTCCAATTCGCCTATGGCGGTTCGACGCGCGATTGGCTCGTTGTGCACGTGCTAGAGACGTGGGCGCCCGACACCGTGGGTTGGTGCTCGGTGCTCGTGGCGCTCCAAGCGGTGACGCTGCCATGACGCTAGCGACCACCCCGACCGTATCGACGGTATATGAAAAGCTGCGCGCGCTCGTGCTGTCGGTCGTGCCCGCTGGCGTGCAAGTCGTGCAGGGCATAGACAACGAAGTCCCATTGCCGCCGCCGGTCCCCGGTTTCGTCAGCATGACGTTGATACAGCAGGCGCGGCTTCGGACAAACGAGCACGAGTACACCGACGGGTCGCCGACCACCGGCACGCGAAGCATGGTGCAGGGCACGCAAATAACGGTACAGCTGGACTGTTACGGGGCGGATTCGGGTGCGTGGGCGACCCAGCTCTCCACGGTGCTGCGGGACGAATATGCCGTGGATGCGCTGGCCCCAGACGCCGCGCCGCTCTACGCCGAAGAACCCACAATGGCCCCCCTGGTGGACAGCGAACGGGTCTACGAACAGCGGTGGGTAGTCGGGGCCGTCCTACAGGCGAATTTCGCGACGGTGACAGCTCAAGAGTTTGCTGCTACTCTAGCCGTGGACATTATCAACGTAGACGAGCGTTACCCGCCATGAACAGCATTCCCGCGTCGGAATTGGTCAACGTCATTCCCGGTGTGCTCGGTGCCGGCGGCAACCCGCTTTCGCTCAACTCGGTGTTTTTGACCGAGGATGTCGCGGTGCCAATTGGCACGGTGCAACCTTTCGCCACGCTCGCCGACGTGCAAGACTTTTTCGGCCCGTCGTCTGACGAGGCGCGGTTGGCGGCCATCTACTTCGGCGGCTTCGACAACGCCACGCGCCTGCCGGGCACGCTCTATTTCGCGCAGTACAATACGGTGGCCGTTGGCGCATATCTGCGCGGCGGATCGTTGGAAGGCATGACACTAGCCGAGCTGCAAGCGCAGTCGGGTACCCTCATCGTTGAGATTGATGGTGAAGTGGTTACTACCGGCACCATCAATCTGTCGTCGGCCACGTCGTTCAGCAATGCTGCGGCCATCATTCAAACCGCCTTGCAATCGGTCGGCACCATTTTCAGCGGCACCGGCATGGTGGGCGGCGAATTCACCATTGACGTAGATACCAACGTCGCCACCGTCTCGGCCGTCACTGGCTGGGTTGACGAAGGCACGTTAGTGAATTCGGACAACATCACCAACGGCACGCTCGGCGCGCGTTTGACGGGTTCGCTCGGCGGCGCGGGTACGTTCACGTTCGTGCACGGCGATGTCACCCCGGCCGAAGCGGCCACGGGCGAAAACGACGTGTTGACCATTTCGGCCGCCGCATCCGGTGCGCTCCACGTGGGCGACACCGTGGTGTACAACGCGACGTCCGGCGTCGTAGCTGCGTTCGGCACGGGCATTGGTGCCGCCGGCACGTACACGCTCGCAGACCCCGACTACGCAGCCAGCGGCGCCGTCACGGTATCTAGTGCGGCCACGGCTTCCTACGATTCGCAACGCGCTGCATTTGTAATCGGCTCGCCCACTACGGGCGCTGACAGTGCGATCGGCTTTGCGACCGGTACGATCGCTGCGGACATCAAGTTGCAGGCCGCGCAAGGTGCAGTGACGTCGCAAGGCGCCGCCGCTGCTGTGCCGGCCGACATCATGGCCACCATCGTCGCAGCGACGCAGAATTGGGCGCTGTTTACGACAGTGTTCGAACCCATTGACGCCGTGAAACTCGCCTTCGCCGCGTGGGTGCAGACGACCGAAGAACGCTACGCATACGTCGCGTGGGACTCCAACATCTTGGCCACACAGGCCAACCAACCCACGACCTTCGGTGCGATCGTCAACGCCGCGAACGACTTCGGCGTGATTCCGGTCTATGACGACACGGGCGACCTTGCCGCGTTCATCTGCGGCGTGGCTGCGTCGATCGACTTCGCGCAAACCAACGGTCGCGTGACGTTTGCCTACAAGAAACAGACGGGCTTAAGCGCCAACGTCACCAATGCGACGGTCGCGCAAAACCTGATCGGCAACGGCTACAACTTCTATGGAAGCTACGCCACGGCCAACGACCTGTTTACGTTCCTGCAACGCGGCGTGATTTCGGGTGATTGGCTGTGGGCTGACCCCTACGTCAACCAAATCTATCTGAACAGCCAGCTGCAATTGGCGTTCATGTCGTTGCTGTCGAACGTGAACAGCATTCCGTACAACGCGACCGGCTACGCGCTGTTGCGCGCCGCCGCGCTCGATCCGATCAACGAGGCGCTGAATAACGGTACGATCGTGGCCGGCGTCACGTTGAG